GTCTGTGGTGCGGGTCGGGTGCGGGGGCGGGGTCGTGGGCGGTGTCGTGGTCGCGGTCGTGGTCGCGGTCGTGGTCGGGGTCGGGGTCTGGGTCGTGGTCGTGGTCGGGGTCGCGGTCGCGGTCGCGGTCGGGGGGCTGAGGAGTAAGCGCGATGTGCAAAACCTTTGAATTCTACGCCGACGCCGCCAAGGCTTCGGGTGAGCGCGCCGGGCTTGTGACCGTCGAGCACACGGTCAACGGGCAGCGGGTCATCGAGCTTCACGAGCCGGACCTATGGGCCGCGCGCCGCCAGCGCGAAGCCGAACAAGCGGCCGAGGAGGCCGAGGCGCAGCGCAGCCAGCGGCAACTTAGCGATTGTTTGGATGGCTGGCACAACTTGTTTGAGAAGGTGCCGGGGCTTCTTGAGAGGATGGAAGCGTCATGAGCGGCCCATACGAATTCGAGACCGAAGCGCAAATCTTCGGAGAGTGCCGACCGATGGTCGTGATCTACGAGCGCGACCCGGAAAGCGGAGAGCCGGACATCGTGGAAGTCCGCACGCGCGGACAACGTACGGTCTGGAACGAGCAGATGAATTGCTTGGTTTATCCGGTCTTCGACGTGCTCCCGCTCTGCCCAGCGTGGCAGATCAGGGACTTTCAAAACCAGATCGACGCCGACGCGCTGTCGCTGGCGGATGATGTGACGATCAGCGAGTGGGAGCTTTCCCAAGCCGCATGAAAGCAAGATCCGCCTTATCGGGGCATGTTTAAAGGAATCAAAATGAACATCTCAGTGCAACCCATAGCCCACCCGAACCGGTTCACCGTGATCAGAAATGAAAGTTGGTGGCTCAGCGTGCCCTCATCCATGACGATCGGCCGTTTTTGTGCTTTGTTCGCCCGCCACGGCCGGCGGGTGCGCTGGAACCATCGAGCAGGGCGGGTGGAGATCGTGCGGTGAGGCAAGCACCGCCCCCCGACGGCATATACCGTGGCGTGCCATTCCAGGACTATTTCTCCTGGAGCGCGGTATCGAACTCGACTTTAGGCCGATTCGCGAAATATCCGGCCTTATGCAAAACCGAGCAAGCGGACACCCCCGCTTTGCTGTTCGGGCGGGCGGTGCACTGCGCCGTGCTGGAGCCCGACCAGTTCGCCGAGCGCTACCAGCCGATAGCCCTCGGCAGATCGAAAGCGGCGAAAGCGGCCAGGGCGGAGGCGGAGGAAGCCGGCTATACGCCGCTCGACGCTTCGGCGCACCAGGAAGCCTTGGACATTGCGGCCAGCGTCCGAAATCATCCCGCCTGCGGTTTGGTTCTGTCCGCCGGAGAGGCCGAGGTATCGATCGTATGGACCGACGAAACCGGGTTGCGCTGCAAGGCCCGAATCGATTGGCTCGCGCCGTCCGTGGCGGCCGATCTCAAGACCACAAAAGACGCGAGCCCGGAAGGTTTCGCGAGGGCCGTGGCGACTTATCGCTATCACGTGCAGCAGGCCCACTACCTCGCCGGATGCGAGGCCCTGGGGATAGAGGCCGAGGCGTTCTTGTTTATGGCGGTCGAGAAAACCGCCCCGTATCCGGTCGCTTGCTACCAATTATCCGACGCGACTTCCAATGCAGGGTTCCGCCTGTGGCGGCACCATTTGCGCGGGTTCGCGATCTGCGAGACTGCCGGGCGCTGGCCCGCATACTCCGACGAAATAGAAACTTTAAACCTGCCCGCGTGGGCGATGAACGAGCCTTCCTATGATGACCAATCATTCTGAAAACCCCTTCGCGCTCGCCGAAAGACCAGCATCCGCCCTCGCTGACGCCGGAATTGCGCGGGAGGCGCAGGAAGTACAAGCAATGGTCTTGATCGCCAAGCGATTTCCGCGCGACCCAGTGAGGTCGATGGATTTAATTTTGCAAGCGGCCTCGCGCCCGACGCTGGCTGAAAGCAGCTTGTACAGCTACACCAGAGGAGGAACCGAAATCACCGGTCCCAGCATTCGGCTGGCCGAGGCGATCTGCCAAGGCTGGGGGAATATGGACGTCGGATTTAAAGAAGTGGCGCGCGGAATCGGCCCCGACAAAGTCGGATACTCCGAGGTACTGGCGTTCGCGTGGGACATGGAGACCAACGCGCGCAAATCCATCGCGTTCCGCGTACGCCACTGGCGAGACACCAAAAAAGGTGGATACGCGCTGACCGATGAGCGGGATATTTACGAGCTGGTCGCTAACCAGGCGAGCCGGCGCGGACGTAACTGTATTTTGTCGGTCGTGCCGGGCGACGTGGTGGAAGCCGCGCAACGGCAATGCGAAATCACTTTGAGCGCCCATGCGGACACCTCGCCGGAAGCCCTGAAAAAACTGGTAGCCGCTTTCGCTGAATTTGGGGTCTCGAAAGAACAGATCGAGCAGCGCATCCAGCGGCGCATCGAGACGATTACGCCCGCCCAAATCATTTCGTTTAAAAAAATCTATTCCAGCCTGAGGGATAGCATGTCGTCACCAAAGGATTGGTTCGACGTTCCGGCGGATTCTGGCGCTCCAGAAAAATCAAAAAAGGTTGCTGAAAAAATCAATGATGCGATCCGAAAAGGCGGAGACACGACGGCCGCGCCTTCGGAGCAGGAGCCCGCTTCCCGACCTGATTTGATGTCCGGCCAATCCGCCGAACTGGAATAGCCTTGGAGTCGCGCCGTGACTGAATTTCGCTCGTTCCAACCTCGCTCGTCCACGTCCTGCCGGAGCCAACCGGAAATTTCGGTCGGCCGGTCGGCTCCGGCGAGGGCGCTTGGAAACTGGACCACCGCGTGGCGGTCAGGGGTCATTTCCGCTGGCAGCCCTGCGGACCCCGCCACGAGCGTCGCGAGCTGCGCTGGATCGATGAACACCTGCGCGGGGCGGCATTGCTGGAGAAACCGGCGTTGACCCCGCTCAGAAAACCAAACATTCGAAAATGACTACCATCAGCCGAAAGAAAAAGGCGATTCTCATGCGCCGGCATAAAAATTGCCGTTACTGTGGTTGCCTGCTAACTAAGGAAAATCGTAGCGTTGATCACGTTGTTGCTAGGATCAACGGCGGCGGCAATGGTCTCGCTAACTTGGTGCTGAGTTGTAAGGCGTGCAACAGAAAAAAGGGTGGCGATTGGTTAATTCCGGCATCGTTTAAATGACACATGAAGCACGACGAGAAAGACGAGACGGCAGAACGGTTGGAGATGGCAACATCTCTCTTGCAGGAATGCTACGACGGTTTCGGAGCATTTATTAACGGACGGAAAATGAAGCGCAATGAGCGAGATGTATTGAGAGCAAAAATTTCAGACTTTCTTTTTAAGCGACAGATTAAGAGACAGCGCCCGTAGCTCATCTGATTCTCCGTGAGAGACCCCGGCATTCATGCCGGGGAGGGATAGCGGGCCGTCCGCAGGACGGCTGTTTTTGACTTTTTTCTAAATGTCGCATAGCATCTCCTATATGAAACGGACTGTAGCCCTCAAACTTATTCCAAGCGTCGAGCAATCCTCTGCGCTGAATGGGCTTGCGGATACCTACGCCAAGGCTTGCAACGCCATAGTTCCGCTCGCTCAAGAGCACCGATGCTGGAACCGGGTCGCGCTCCACCACTTGTCTTACTACTTGGTACGCGAGCAGATTCCGGCGCTCGGTAGCCAGATGGTCTGCCAGGCCGTCCACCGGGTGGCGGATGCCTACAAGACGCTCAAGGCCAACAAGGGTATTGCCAAGGACAAGCCTGTTCCGGCAATCACCTTCCGTCCTACGTCCGTCAATTTCGACAAGCGCACCTACTCGATGAAAGGTGAAACGCTCTCGTTGTTCACCCTGTCCGGGCGCGTCAAGGTTCCGTTTACCTGCGGCAAGCATCAGCGCAATCTGCTTACCGGCAGCACGCCCAAGGAAGCAAAGCTGATCGTTCGCAAGGGCGTCTGGTACTTCAACCTCGTCCTCGATCTTCCCGATGCGCCGCCCGTTTCCGGTGGTGGCGTTCTCGGGGTGGACGTGGGCGAAAATAACCTCGCATCCTCCAGTACTGGCAAGGTCTGGGGCGGCGGTCAACTGCGGCATAACCGCGACATCTACCTTGCCCATCGTCGTCGTCTCCAATCCAACGGTAGCCGCGCTGCAAAGCGCAAATTGAGGGCTATCTCCGGGCGCGAGCAGCGGCATGTCAAGCACATCAACCACGAAACCAGCAAAGCCGTCGTCGCAGAAGCCATCCGTTCCGGAGCCAGCGAAATCCGCATGGAAGACCTGACCAACATCCGCGCCAGTATCAAGGCTGGGAAGCGTGTCAGGACACGATTGCATCGCTGGCCCTTCCGGCAGTTGCAGGGCTTCGTCGAATACAAGGCCGAAGCCGCTGGTCTGCGCGTGGTCTACGTCAACCCCGCCTACACGAGTCAAACATGCTCGGTGTGCGGGAAAATCGGAAAACGGGAGCGGCATAGCTTCTCCTGCTCTTGTGGAAGCCGGGCGCACAGCGACGTTAACGCAAGTCGCAACATAGCTTGGTTTGCCTCGCCTATCGGCTTGGCAAGGGGCGGCAAAGTAACCCGTCCTAAATTCGCGCATCAGGTTCGTCCTGGTGTAGTGGAAAGCCCCGTCCTTTAGGGCGGGGAACAGTTACTGGATAGAGCATCAGCCTTCTAAGCTGAGGGGAGCAGGTTCGAATCCTGCCGGGCGCGCAAATTTTCTACCCCCGCCAACTTACCTGCCCTCCGGGCAGAGGCGGGCGCTAACGCCACCGATTCAGCGCCGCTGCCCTTCGGGCGCAACCGCAATCCCAGCCGGTGCGCCGCTCGATGGCCTTGACAGCCTGATGGATACCCGCCGCTTTTAAGGCCGACTCGACCCGATCTCCGAGCCGAAGCTTCGCGGCCGCTTTGGCATCGGCGCGTGTCAATGGTAGCTGAAGATCAGTTGCCATCGCAGCGTCGCGACGTGCGGTCCGTCGTCGCAAGTCCAGCCCAGTGCGGCGGTCACCGTAATTGTGGTTAGATACCCGCCGGTATCGAGGTAATTTCCAACCAGCATCCCCGCCAGCGGCGAACCCCTCAGCTCGAGCGGCCCCGGATCGTCGCCGGTGTAATCGACCGACCATGCCGCCGTCATCGCGCTGCTGAGGTTGATTCCGGAAATGGGGAACAAATAAGCGGCGTGATCGCCGATTGTCGCGGATTGGTATTGCCCGGCCGACGGCTCCGGGCAGCACGGCGCGCCGCCACCGCCGCTTTCTTTTGGCAGCAAGGTCAGCAGGATCGGCCCGAAGGTCCGCCCGGCGCATTTGGCGGTGACCGCCAGATCGCCCGCGCCGTAGCCGGGCACGGGATAAACCAGCAGGTTTGCGCCGTCTTCCAATAGCCCAGGCATTACCGCTAGGACTGCACCTTCCGGCGGCGGGTCGGGTAACGGCGCGGGGGTCCAAGTCCAGGACCACACCACCGCGCCGCACGTCTCGCCGATCATCCTCGCTTGCGCGACAAGCGGTCCGGCCGGATCAAACGGATCGGCCTCGGGGACCAGCACATACGCCGCTTCGGCCGATTCGGTGAAATCGCCGGTCGCTTCCGAAAACCAAAAAAGCCCGATCGGGTCGGGAACGCACGGCGGCGCGCCGGCCAGGGCGGCGGTAAATTCGATGGACCGGCCCGGAACCGGGACCGACTTGACGCGCTTCAAAGTTGGATCTCGGTGGTGATCGCCCGTCGCCCGTCCGCTTCGATCCGCAGGACGTGCCGGCCCGGTTTTGCTTGAAACCTGACTTTCGCGGCGGCGTCTGCGGTGACCGGGCCTTTGCCGTCGATCCAGACCTTTGAGCCTGGAAGCTTCTGGCCAGCCTCGTCGGTGACGGTGAGCGTTGCGGTATCACCGCCCGCCTCAATGCTGTATTCGGTAGTGATCGGCTCGAAGGCGGAGGACTGGCCGACGATGGCCACGGCCGGGACGATGCCAGCGGGCGCTTCGGCAGTCACGGTCACGCCCCCTCGCCCGATTCCAGGGTCGAGGTCGGTGATCACGTACAGCCACAGACCAGACAGCGGAAGGCGCGGATGCCGGATGGAGACCCATCCGCCCGGCTGGAGGTCGCGATATTGCACGCCCGCCGAAAATTGCACGCGCCACAGCGGCCGGGCGCGCCACTGCAAATAAGCGGTCGCGGTCGCGGTCGCTTGCCTCGCGTCTCTAACCCAAGGCAACGCTAATTCGGACTCTCTGACGCCGTGGGTTTTGCTGGCAGTGGGCGCTTCGAGGGTCAGGCTTTGTCGGGCTTTGCCCTCGGCATCATCGAAGTCAAACGAAACCGAAAGCTGGGTCACGAGGCGATCCAGCGTGCATTCCGCCGACCAATTTGTCAGATCGAGCGGGCCGAAGTCCGCCCAAATCGGGCCATCGTCCGGCGGCGGGAACGGTTGCGCGAATCCGGGAAGCCCCGCGCTCCACACCGCGCCCACCTGCGAGAGCACGAATTGCACCGCCGCGCGAACGGTCATCCGCTCCGCCAGCGCCCCGCCAAGCTCCAACCCATGATTGCGGCAGTGTGCGGCGAAGTCGGCGAGATCGGCGCGCGGATAGAGGTCGGCCACAATGTCGGCCGGGTTGCCGCTCAACCCTCGCACCTCCGCCGCCAGCCGCGCGCCGGTGTCCGGCGCTTCGGGCAGCGCGATGAAGGCGCAGGCATGGCCGGTCGCGTCCGATCCGTTCCACCACTTGAACGCGACCGGCTCACCATCCAGTGTCACGGAATCGACCGCCTCGACGGCGTGATCCGCCACCGCGAAGGCCGTCCCCGTCTCATTGTGGCGCAGCGGCTTGACTCGGGCGCGACCGTAGACGCGCGGGATGATCTCGATGGCATCGTAGCCGGGCCAAGCCGAGGTATCGCGCAGCGTGACGGGATCGGATAGCGTGCGGCTCATCCCTCGATCCTCAGTTCCACGCCGACCGCCGACGCCTTGACACCGTAAAGCGCGCCGTCCATCAGCGGTTCGCCGTCGAATAAAACCGAGCAGGCGAGCCCCAGCGGCGGGGCTTCCAGCCAGCCCGGCTCGAACTGTTCGAAAGCGGCGCGAACAGTGAGGCTCGCCACTTCGCCGCCGAGCGGGCGATGGTAGCCGTCCAGGCTCAGGCCGATAACGATGATTGGATGATCGCCGCCGAACTCGACCGCGATCACGACAGCACCGCAGCAAAAGGCAAGGTGGCGGCGATGCAGCGCCGAGCGCTGTCATCCGCTCGGAATTCCCACCAGTCTTTAAAGTCGATGGCATCGGCATCGATGCGCGCCAGCATCGCGGACTCGGGGAATTTGGTGTTTGGCAACACGACCAGCGGGGCGTTTCCATCGCGCTTGCAAGCGCCAACCAGCGCCAACAGCGCGTCAAAATCGGCTTGGCTCATAAAATCCCATTCGATCTCACCGCCCCGCCCTTCGCCGAGGTAAGCGCCGCGCGGATTGCGCTCCGCGCCAGATTCCAGGCTGTAAGCCGCTTTAAAGGTGCAGCGCAAATATGGGTTGGCGGTCGCAAACGGCTCGCCGGCATAAACCCAGCCAAGCGTCATGCCGGCGGCGTCGCTGATGGTGATAGTCAATTTGCGAGCTTGGACCGTTGCCGGTAGCAGCGCGAGTAACGGACCTGGCTTCGCGGCCGGCGTGAAGACGTGCAGCGGCGCGTCCGCCGCATCCCTGAGCGTCACGGTCACGGATGCCGGCGCGGCGAGCCCGTGCCGGAGCAACCCGATAACGGATATCGGCCGATCAGTCGCCCACGTCAAGGTCAGGGATGCAGTGGAGCCAGACCAGCGCCACGTTTCGCCATGGGCAATTTTGGCGTGGCTCGGGCTGTTGGGCTGGCGAATTCGGTAGCGGTATCGGTCGCTGGCGACAAAGCTCGGCGATGCGCCGGATGAAAAGGCGGCGGTCAAGCCATCGGCCAGCGCCACCGCGTCTGCGATAGCTGTTTCTCCGGACCATGCCGCGCCATCTTTGCGCCAGCGGAACCGGCCGCCAGTTTCCACCGAAAACCGGAAGGCGTCACCCAGCGCGAAGGGCAGCGCGCCGCGATGGATCGAAAACCCGAGCCCGCTGGCGGAATAAGCGGGTTCGGCGGCGGTCAGCGCGTAATCGGGCAGCGCGCCGGCCGTGGATTTGGCGGTGAACGTCAGCGTGTCGGTGCCGTTGATGCCGCCGGCGAAGGCCAGTGGTCCGCCCGCGACCAGCGGGATATCGTAGCGGTCGCCGATCTTGTAGGGGTAGTCGGCGCTGACATCGTTGATGGTGATCGTGATCGAGTCGCCGGGCTGCAAGCGGTTCTCGCAAGCGACTTGCAAGCCAAACCCGAATTCAAAGGTTGAAACGATTTTCTCGCGCCGCGCGTCGGAATCGTAGATTTTGACCGCGCTGTGGTAGTAAATGCCATTGAACACCGGCAGATACTCCGTTCCCTCGATCTGCCAGTAGAAATTGGTTTTTTGGTCTTGCCAGCAAGCGCCTCCCGCGCCGCCGGCTTCAGATTTTGGGACGATGCCCGCCAGGGCGCGGACGTAATCCATTTTGGCTGAGTAGCGCTGCACGAACGTCGCGATGTCGCGCACGATGCCCGCCGGATCGCTTTCCGCCGCGTCGACGGTGTTGATGTCCTGATTGGTCCCGCCGCCGCCGGCCGACGCCATCGCCTCGGTTCGGGAAATCGGCTCCCACAGCACGGTCCCGATGCCGATGCCCTCCGGCGTTTCCGCGCCGGTGATGCCTCCGCTGACGCAGCGCAAATAACTGACGTTCGCAAAACTGCCCCACGCCACCACGTTCCCTACGGTGTAGGCCGTATTTCCGGTCAAGCGCGGGATGGACGCTGGCGTGGCGGCGCCAGTGGTTTCGAGCGACGCCAAGTCGGTATCGAGGCTCGATAAAAAAGCGTCCCACGAGCCGAGCGCGCCGGATGCCGGCGTGTCGCTGTCGGCGTAAAGGTCCGCCAGGCACTGCGCGAATAGGCCGGTAGCCGTGTTAGCGAGTTCCACGTCGAAGCCGGCAGACCGGAGTTCGCCGCCCGACTCGACGGCGGTGTTGCTCTGGATAAACTCCGCCCGCCACTGATAAAGCAGGATAAGCCGGGACTGATACCCGGCAATCAGCGTGCCCACATTTTCACCTCCGTCGCTCCCGTCGATATTGATACCCAAACAACCGGGGCTCGGGCCGCCGGTCACGTTCGCGTCTTTGCAATCGCAGTCCGCTGGCGGGCGCTCGGTCCAGACCAGCCGCAGAGTTTTCGATGCCGCCTTCGCCCCCAGCGCCGGCTTATAGAGACAAACCGCCGGAATGCCGATCTTGTCGTCTTTCTGTCGCGGGAACGATCGGGCGACAATCGCGATTCGCCCCTCGATTGGCTGCGCGGTCCGGCCGATGACCGGAACGGTAAATTGCACGTAGGGGCTATCGGTGTACGGCCGGCCGGTGATCGCGTCGGCCAGCGCGCCCGCGACGCGGGATTTCACCGCCCACCGCTCGGAGCCGACCGGCGAGTTGTCCACGCATTCGACGCTGACGGTCTCGGTCGGGGCGACCGGCGCGATGATCAAGCCTTGCAGGTCCGGCATCTGCTCGGCGTTGGAGGCGACGACCGGCAGCGCGAAGGCGGCGGTCCGCAACGGCAAATCGATGGCGGCCATGCCGCCGGGCTTGCGGTCGTTAGCGATGACGGCGGCCACGTCGATCAAGGCCGAGGCGTTCAGCGCCAGCAGCAGGTCGTAGAGCGTGACCGCGCTGTAGGTCTCGGTCGTCGCGCCGGCGGTCACCGCGACGCTGTATCCGCCGGTGACGGCGTGGACGGTCGCGCCGGCGGCGTGGTCGGTGGCGAGCTTGGGGCTGATGCCGTACTGCCATTGCTCCCCGTCCCAGCGCTTGTAGTGCCGGTAAACGCGGGAGAGGTCGCGGCCGAATACCAGCCGCGGCGCGTTCGCCGGGATTGTGCCGCCCGGATCGAGCGGGAGCGCGCCGAAGTCGTGTTTCTGATCGCTCCATTCTTGGGCGTCTTTCGACAGCGCGAAAGACAGCGCGCCGACCGGCTTGCCCGACAGCGCGAGGTTCGGGGTCACGCGCAGCGATAAGGCGTTACCCGCCGCGCCCGCCGCCTTCGCTCGCAGCAGAACGTCGCCGTAGATGACGGCTTGGGCGCGGGTGGTGGCGGTGCCGAGATCGACAAGAGTGATGATCACGTCTTGGCTGGCGGTCCCGTCGGCGGCGGTCGGCTGGGTCATTTGGCCGTTTCCCGCGCCCGAAAACACCGGTCGCGAAACCCGCGCGCCGGTCCCGGCGGATGCCGCGATCTCGATTTCCAAATCCGCATCGTTGGCTCCGGTGTAGCCGCCGGATACGATGACTTGCCCGTTGCCCTGTCGTGCCAGCGGCTGCGGGAATACCTGGCGCTCGGCCGGAAAGATTGAACTCGCCGTAACGGTAGCGGCTGGCACGGCGTTGTTGTGGTTAGCCAGCAGGCGATGAGCGCTCATTACCGCAATCTCCGCTGGATGTCGTCGAAGACGGGCTTAATCCTGCGCGCCAGCAAGTCGGCGGCGCGGTCGTCCATGGTGATCGCGTTCGGGAGGCTCATGTTGATGGTCGTGGTGATCGTGCTGCCCCCGCCCCCGCCAGCTCCTCCACTGCTGCCCCCTGTCGGCCGCGATCCGCCGCCCCCGCCCGCTGGCGGTCGAGGTTCCCGAGATTCAGCTTCCTGCCGGCGCTTTTCAGCTTCCTCGTCGGCGAGCTGCTTCAGCTTGAGCCGGTGCAACTCCTCGGCCCGCGCTTTGGCCTGGACGTATTCATTGCTGCCGGCCTGCCCTTCTTTCTGGCGAAGCTCATCCAGCCGCCTGAGATTTTCTTGGTGCTCCAGCTCCAGCAATTGCCGCTGCTCACCTCGGGCTTGCAGGATTTGGCGCTGGTAGTCGTCGGCCATCTGCGCCAGCGCTTGCTTGGCTTCCAGCGCGCTGTTGCGGATGCCTTCCAGGGTCTGGATGGCGCTTTGCCCGGCGCTGGTGATGCCGGAGATTCCGGATGCGCCACCCTGCGCCATCGCCAGCAGTTCGCGCCGGGCGGCGTCCGCTTCCGCGCCCACGCCACCGGCTTTGTCTTGCAGGTCGGAAAGCCGCTCGGCGAGTCGGATTTCGGAGGCCGCCGCGTCGTCCAGGCCCTTTACCAATTGCGCGATGGCGCGGGCCATCTCGTCGGCGGTTTGCGCGGCCTTGACCAGCGGATCGGCATTGATGGCGGCCAGCGCCGCGCGGCCTTTCTCGCTCAACTGGTCAAAGCTTTGGGCGGCGTAACCGACCACGGCCGCCATTCTGCGCGTTTCGCGCTCGGCCTCGGCGGCGGCGGCGGCTTGGGCTTTCAGGGCTTCGGCGTTGCGCTTGGCTTTTTCCACTTCGGCTTTAGCCGCATCCGCCCGATCTTGCTCAGCGTCCTTGAGGTCTTTGAGCTTGGCGATCTTGGCGTCGATCTGCGCCAGCTCCTCGGACTTGGCCTGCGCGCTCTTTTCTGACGCTAGCACGTCGAGTTTTTTGGCTTCGAGCAGATCGATGTCCGCTTGCAGCTCCTCCTTTTTGATATTCGCCACCTCCTGGGCTTTTTCGGCCTCGACCGCCTTGATCTTGATGCCGATTTCGGCGGCCCGCGCCGTGTCGCCCTTAGCTTCGGCCTGCTTCTGCTCGACCTCCAAATCGCGCAGCTTGGAATCGTAGCCGCGCTCCACCGCGTCGGTTTCCCGCTCGGCCGCCTTGACTTTGCGCTCGGAGAGCCGGATCAGTTCCCCGATGGGACCGGCCATCCGTTCGGCCTGGCGGGCTTCCCTCTCTTTGATCGCGAGATCGGTTTCAGATGCTGCGATATCGCGCTGCTTGGCGTCGATGACTTGCTCGATCTGCCCCACTTCAAGCCGCTGGGCGGCGGTCATGCGCTCGTAACCGCCGGCGGTATCGATGATCTGCTGCCGCTTTCGCTGGAGCGTAGCCAATTCGGCCTGCTGGGCTGCAATGGACGCGACCGTTTCCCGCGCCTCGGCTTTCCGCAGCTCGAGTAGGGCTTCCGCAACGCCTTGCTCGTCACGTCTGGCCTGCGCCAATTCGACCGAGGCGCGGGCTTCCAGCACGGCGGCGGCGGCGGATTCCGCTTGCGCCGCACGAAACCGGGCCGCGCTTTGTAGCAACCCTTCCTGCGCAGTATTGAGTGCACGTGTCCGTTGCGCTTGGGTTTCGAGATAAACCGCCAGCGCTCTCGACGCCTCGGCCTCCTTACCCTTTTCTTCTGCCGCGCGCCGCGCGGTCTCCAATGTTTTTTCCTGGACCGGCGAGAGCGTTTGATAAGATTTATATTCGCCTTGGATCGCCTCGACTTTCGCATTTGCTAGCGCCGCCGACCACGTATCGAGGTCTGCCTGTTTTTGAGCGGCTTGGGCCTTTTTGGCGGCGATTTCGATGTTCAGCGCCTCGACGCGCTGGAGGTCGCCAGCCGCTTCCGCCAAATCGCGCTCACTCTGAAGTCGGCCTTGCTCGGATTTCGAGAGGGTTTCTTGATGTTTGGCCAGCTTTTCGACATCGCCGGAAAGTTTTTCCATCGCAATCCCTTGCTGGACGAACTGAGCGGCTTGTTTGGCGCTGCCGTCTGCTTGCTGACGCTGTTTTTGGCCGAGATCGGCCATCACGACCGCCCGGCGTTCTTCGGTAGCGGTTAGGGCGGCTGTCGCCGTATCGAGTTCGGCCTGGCGCACGGTGCGGATGCGCTCGATTTCTGCCGCGTCCGATACAATGCGGTTAGTCTTACCGAGGATAGCTCCGCGATCTTCGGTGACGACGATCCAATCGCGTTCTTTGCTGGCCGCCTGCTCGACGGCGGCAGCGGCTTCCGCGACCCGTTGTTTCTGTTCGTCCAACTGCTGATTCAGGCGATCAAGCTCGACGCCGGTTTGTGCGGCGCTCAACTTTTTGAGCGATTCCGCGTACTGCTCGGTCGATTGTGTCAGATCATCGGTTGGCTGTTTCTGTTTGGCGAATGCCGAATAAAGCAGCCCGAACGAAGCGACGGCAGTCAGGATAAGCCCGCCGGGACCGGTCAGAAAGCTGAGCGCCCGCCCGAACAGTCCAACGCTTGCAGCGGCCGGAACCTGCGCGGCATTGAGCGCCGCTTGCGCGATGGCATAGCGCTCGGTCGCGGCCGTGGCGGCTTGCGCGGCGAGCGCGGACCGGGTTCTGGCGGCTGCCAGTTCTGTTTCGGTCACGCCGTAGCCGAGTTCGGCTTGCATCAGCGCCACGATCTGCAAAGCCAAGCGCTGCTCGGCGATGGTCCGGTTAACTGCGGCTTGCGCGGCGGCAACTTGGCTTTTGGCGGCGGCGAGGGTGGCGGCCTGCTGCTGCTGGGCGGCGATAGCTTGTTGGCGGGCCGCATCCCGCGCCGCGAGCGATGCGGCGGCAAATTGGTAGGTGCTTTGCACGCCCCGAGCGATGCTGGCGGCGAACGCGGCCCCCATGAGTGCCGCCACCGCATCGAGGTTTTCGGCAAGGAATTTCAAGCCCGACCCGAGCGCGGCGGTCGCGCCGGTTTGCTGGTTGAGTCGTCCGACGAATAAAGTCGCGGCGTTGCCCAACTGCTCGAAGCGCTGTTCGACAGTCGCGTTGGTCTTCGCGTAGGTCGTGTCGATGGCATCGGCTTGCGATAGCAAGGCCTTGGCAACGATGGTGCTGGTCAGCACACCTTGCTCGGCGAGCCCGCGCAGCTCGCCCACCGCAACTCCTAAGCCATCGGCGAGCCGCTGCATCAGCACCGGGCTCGCTTCCATGACGGAATTGAATTCTTCGCCGCGCAGCACGCCCGATCCAAACGCTTGGGTCAGTTGCAAGGTGGCCGACGCATATTCGGATGCCGACGCGCCGCCGAGCTGCATTCCTTTGGAAATCAGCTCGGTCAGTTGCGCCGATTCCTGCTCGGTCAAATTCATAGCCTTGCGGTTTTGATTGATGCGGGCGTAAAGCTGGGCGGTCGTTTCGAGACTGGAGCGGGTATCTTTCGAGATTCGCGCGACTTCTTGCTCGGCCGCCATGTGCTCTTTTTCGCTGCTGGTGGCGGCCTTTAAGCTGTTGCTGAGGCGGGTGTAAGCGTCTGATCGGTCGATGATCTCCTTGGCTCCGCCGATGCCGATTGCCGCGCTGATTAACGAGCCGAACGAGCGCAGCGGCGCGAGAGCTTCGGAAACGCTCTCGCGGATTCCGGCGACGCCCGCGCGCACCCGGTTGAGCTCGTTACTGGCCAGATCCTGGGCGGTTATAACCAGTTGCAGCACGATGTCGCGAGCGGACATGTTAGAAACCTTCGGCGCGGATTATGCTTTGCATTGGGAAATAGCGATAAGAGGAATACATATGAAGGCCGTGAAGTTTTGGGCGATAGCCATGGCCGCGCTTGCGGCTGGTTCCGCTGTCGGCGCTGAACTGTACCGGTGGACCGACCCCGAAACGGGTAGAGCGATGATGACGCCTACGCTTCCGCCCTATCCCGTCAAGGAAAAACAGGAGGGCGGAAGTCTTCCAAACGGAAACGTCACCAAACTCATCCTCGATGAAAACTCCGCTCCGTACAAAGCGGTGATGGCGAAGAAAAAAGCGGAGGAGGCCGAGCGCAAGCGCTTGGCGGATGAAAAGGTGAAGGCGCAGGCCGCATTGGTCGCCGAGCAAAAAAGAATCGCCGAAGCGGAAGCGGCCAAGGCCCGGCTTGAAGCGTCCGCCAGAGCGGAACAAGAAAGACAGGCTAAAATTCAAGCCGAAATTCAAGCCGAAAAGAATAAGCAAGCCAATGCGGAGGCGGCGGCGCTTTATCGAAAACTTTGTCCGGGGCCAGTCGAAGATTTCGGGATTCAGATCGGCATGAGCAAGGAGAGGTTTCGGCAGTGCTTCAGCACAGACCCCGATAAAGTCAATGCCACCATCACCGCCGGCGGCACGAAAGAGCAATGGGTTTATCTTCATTTCTCTACCGGTCCCCGCTACTTTTATTTTATGAACGATGTGCTGGTCGCGATTCAAAAGTAGCGGCGACCTCCCCTTACCCCGATACCCCGATCTTGCCGTACTGGCTCAAGCCCAGGCCGACGATGGTCTGATCGGGCAGCGCGTCGAAATTAAGGGTCAGCTTGCCGAAGTCATCGCCCTTGAGCCCGAGGCCGGAGGTCGGCGAGAACTTGACGACGTAGAGCCTAACCGGAGCCGCCGCGCCGTTTCTGAGTTCGTTGAGCCCCTCGAAAAACAGCTCGTACTCGTCGCCCGACGAGGTGAGCAGTTCGACATAGCGCGCGGCGCTCTGGGTGTAGCCGACCGACACCGGTAGGCCGAGAACGAAGCGCTCGGAAACGATCGACAGACCGACCGCGCTTTTGACGTAATCCGTGTCTTCCGCCATTGCCGCCGCGCCCCGGCTGGTCCAGACCACCGTCCCGTCGGTGGTGGTGTCGCCGACGGTGGCGTTGAAGGTCGGCGGAGCCGCGCCCGAGGTGCCGGCGGTTGTCGCCTGGTAGATCACACTAGATGCGAGGATCGTCGCGCCCTTGGCGTAGGCGGTGGTGTTGGCGCGGGCGGCGGTCACGTCGATAACCGCCGTCATCTCGCCGGCAAGGTCCGGAAGGTGGGCGAACGGGACCAGCGAGCCCGCGAGCGCGATATGCTTTTCGCCGGTGATGGCCGCGCCGGCCGCGTCATCGCTGAGCCCGGCGCGCAGCGCGAGCGAGAGATTTTCGGCGCTGAAATTATAACCCTCGGTCGATCCGGTCAGCGATTTCACCCGCTCCAGCGTGATCAAGTTGCCTCCGCCGACGGTTTCCAGGTTCGGAAGCTCTTTTTTCTCGGTCGCGATGGCCAAGTCCAGCTTGGACGTTGCGCCGATGTAGCGGAACGGCGTGGCGATCGCGCCGCGCTTGCGGATGAGAATCTTACCTTTTCCGATGTAGGCTCTATTTTCGACGGTGACGGCCATGGTTTACTCCTGGATGAGATCGATGTAATGCAACAAAAAAGGCTGGCGCACGCGCGCGATGTCGCCCCCCGATTCCGGGTGGTCGTAGAGCGAATCTTGGAACACGATGCCGGAATGGTTCGGATCTTCGGTGATGTGCCGGACCAGACCGCCAAGCGGCGGGTCGCCGGACAGCAGCGCGGCGCGGGCGCGCCACAGCAGCGCGGCCAATTGGGCGTCGGGATCGGTCGCGCTGTCCGGCGGGACCGCAACAAAGATTTCAAAAAGTGCGGCGGCTTCCATTTGCGCCTGGCGTCCCACCATCGCGGGCGGGCGGTCGGACACCAGGCGCAGCGCGATCAGCGGTGGCCGGATGCTCTCGGAGAGCCCGCGACCGTCGAGCCAACGATAAGTCGGCAGCACCGTCGAGAGGGCCGTTTGAGCGGCGTCGAGAATGGCGGGCAGCTTCGTCATGCCGCCACCAGCCACGCGACGGTGAAATACTCGTCCGTTTCGGCCAGTTCCGGCCGGTCCACCCGGTAATTTTTACCCGCGTGGGTGAGCTGGTCCCCGCGCTTGGGGCTCGGCCAGTCGGCTCGGGCGCAAGTCAGTTTCCAGCCAACTTGCGGCACGTCGGCCACCTCGCCAATGTAGCGGTTCGCCTGCTCCACCAACGCCATGATCACCCGCCCGTCGGATTGCAGCGTCACCGGGTCGCCGAAGAATCGCTTGAACGCCGGAAGCCCTTTGTTTTGCATGATAGCGGCGAAGCGGCTCACGTCAGCGCCTCCACCGTCGTTCGCGCTGGCGTACAGGATCGACGGAAAAGCGGATTTCGCCGGCGTCGGAGATGTCGCCCGCCGAGCCCTGGCACTTCGCGAAATAGCGATAGACGCCGCCCGCGCGCACGGTCACGGCGCTGCTGTGGCTCGTCCCGCCGGTCGTTGCAAACGGGGTCATCGCGGCGAAGGTCGCGGCCGATGAGGTGCCATACCGGCAGTTTGAAACGAGGCTTGTGGTGACCTGCAAGCTTGTCGCGGCCGTGCCGGACGGATGGCGAGATGCCGGCAGCAGCCCGGATAAAACGGGTTTCGTTTGTGGACCGGCGAGGTAGCGCTCCAGATTTGAGTATCCGCTGGCGTAAAGTTGAGGGCCGTCCGCCGCGCTGCTCGGGTTCAGGCCCTGGGCGGTTTCCCAGGCATCCGGCATCCCGTCGCCGTCGGTGTCGGTGCAGGCAGTGCCGGGGTCGATAACGGGAAAGCCGCCGACGCTATCTTCATTGACATAATAATTGCCCTGTAAGTTATGGTATTCACTAATAACTCTTCTATCTACCGTATCGCGGTTTTCTACCCAGTTACCCATACAGTCGAGCCTATGTGAAGCGCCTACCGTAGGCAATACCCTGTTGTCGAGCTCGGCAGCGGATTGGGCTGTAATCGGATATGGAAGCGTGGGAAGTGGTGTGGCGCGGCGATATTGGGCGGGAAGTACCCCTATCAGTTTGGCGGGTGTTTCCCACTCATCAACTATGCTTTCACTGGTCACTTCCCAGATCATTCCCCAGTCGTCGTTGGCGGGAGTCGGGTTGTGATAGCCGATATTGCCAGATGAGAATATGGACGGCGGACCAAGAGGCGTATCGGGTCCCGGTGTCGGACATACGTAAATTTCGTAGGGGATACGTCCCTGCCTCAGCGGACCAGCCTTATAGTAATTTCCAATAACGTCCAGATTAACGCCGCCGATGAGTGCGGTGGCTGAAAATTTCCAATTGTAGATAATGTTATTTACCAGCCGGAAACTCTTGTTTTTTATCAACGGATTGCGATGGGTAGTGTTGGCCATGAAACTATGATGAATATCAATATTAGTCATATTTTCGGAAGCATTGTTGCCGGAACCCGTTAAAAATCCCTTCGAAAAATTGTTCTCATTGACCAACATCAGCGGTTCGTACATCATTAACCATGAATAGGTAAGATTGTTTTGTGGCGCTCCCCACGAGCTCGCGTTTTCATCCGTTCCCCACGACAGAGATACATGATCGTAAATTGAACTGGATGCAGCGGTACTTGAAGCAATATTGTCTCCTTCCGAATAACCCGTATAGCCATGGCGTATACGGATATACCGGAGTATAACATCGTGGGTATAGTTGGTGATGCAATTTCCTTGAACAGAATTTTTCCCCGAGATGGTAATGCCGCCGCCGGGAGCGGTTTGTCCAGCAATCGTGAGATACGGATTCCTAATTTCCAAACCTTTTTGACCACCCGATATATTGCAATTGATAATACCCGCCACCCTAAATACAATTGTTCGCGGTCCGGTCATCTCTACCCCTGCCCGCAGACTCCCCGGTCCCGAGGCATTGAGGTTGGTCACCTCATAAACAATGCCTCCGCGTCCGCCGACCGATTCCGCTCCGCCACCCTCGGCTCCGGGAAACGCGGGGATGGTCGGGCGCGGGTTGAAGTGCGCTTCGAGATAGGCCGACACGTTCCCCGCCCCGTCGCGCGAGCGGAGGCGATAGCGATAGATTTGGGCGGAGGTGAGGCCGGTGTCAGTATAGGTGGCGGCGGCAGTAGTCGTGATCGTGCTGTACGAGGTGCAGCCGTACCCGGTGCAACGGTCGATCTCGGTCGTGACCGGCCCCACATCATCGGTCCCGGCGGTCCATTTGAGCGAAATGCTCGACGTGCTGGGCGAGTCGGTTTTGAGCAGGGTCGGGGCGGTCGGCGCTGTAGTGTCCGCCGCGCCGCCGACTGTCACCGCGTAGCCGTTTGCGTTGGCCGCGTTCGTCCCGTCAGTCACGTAGAGATAGGCGGTACCGCTCGAAAAGCTGCCCGGTTTTACGGTTGCTGTGATCGCGGTATCCGTCCATGCCGTAGGGAGCTGAATCTCGCATTTATTGCGCGCGGCCCACGTCGCCGTGTCGCACATCTCGACGCGCTGGGGCGTGCTGTCGATATACACGTCATCGATATCGACGATGCCGCTGCCAGCCGACTCGGGGCACACATCGTAATATGCACCGCCCAGGGCGAACATCGTCACCTCGTCGGCAGTCGTGCGCATGACCTGGTTCACGAGCGAACTAGAGCTGCGCGTCGGCACGGCAGGGCGGTACATCGTGCCGTCCCAGCGCCCGTTAGCGACGCTTTGCCCGCTCTGGACGAGGTAATTATCCAGCCTGATCCATTGGCCGTTGAAAGCCGTTGACGTGCCGGTCAGGCTCGACTCGTAAGGGATCGTGCTGATGTGTAGCCGGGCGTAATTGCCGCTGCCGCACGGGCTGATGTAGTCCCACGAGTAGTAGATTCGGTCGCTCCACTCTGACGTATAACCGATCAGCGCTTTTTGCTGTCGCGGGTAGCCGCCGGGAATGGTGCTGCGAAGGTAATACGAGATATAGAGTTTTTGCCCGGTGGTCCACTGCGTGTAGGGGACACCTAGGAAAAGCCCCCAATACGCGCCGGTCGCTTGAAATGTTGCGCGGGCGTGATACGTGCTGCCCGGTTTTGGCGTCGCATTGTCGAACAGTATCTGCGCGCCGCCTGTGACACCGGCGGTGCCCAGACTCCAAGTCGCATAGCTCGCGAGATTGCCCTGGCGGATCAGAGGCGCGGTGCTGGTGCTGGTTCCGGCGACAACGCCGCTATTGCCGTAGCTGTCGAAATCGCCCCACAGCATCGGTCCGGCGTGGGCTTTGGTCCCAAAGCCGCTGCCGGAGATCGTGATCGACGATCCGGACGTGACCGCGCCGGTCACGCCGGATACCGCCGGGGCCGCGCTGGCCCCGCGCCCGATCAGCAGGCAGAGGAGCGCCGCAACCCATAACAGGCGGGCGAGCGCCATCACGCCACCCGCATCCGCACGCTGGGGGCAGCTCTCGCCGCCAAATGAGCGGATGCGTCGAACGCGAACTCGACCGGCGCGTTGGGGTAGGTCACGGTTTGCGACAAAACCGAAAGCGGCGCGGCGGAGGTCGAAGACGCCAGCCCGAAGGCCGGCAACGAATAACCCTGGATTGCGCGAATCACGGCGGTGCCGCCGTGAATGAACCCCACGTAATAGAGCTTGCCGGCCTGAAAAGTGAAAGCGAGGGTATGGAATTTGAACCCGACCGTCGAGAGGTCCAGGTCCTCCGTCCCCAGGTACAGCAACGGCCCTGGCACACCAGCGCTCGTCGCGGCGTAAATCACGACGCGCCCGGTCGCAGCGGCCACCGCAGTCGTGACATCGACGCCCGCCTGATTGATCGCCACATCGAATGGGCGCAGTAATCCGCAGACATCGACTCGCCCGGCAACACCTATCAGGGTGCCGTGAGCGGCGGACAGCAGGCCCTGGTCGAACCAGCGCCCGGCGGGAAGCGGGATGAGCGGCGACAGCGGCAGCAGCGCCAGAGCAGGCGCGAAAGCGGCGGGCGCGCGGGCGAGCGCGGAGGTGCCGCCGTCCCGCGTTTCCCACTCGATGACCGTCGTTCCGGTCGGCGCGAGCGCGTGGGGTTGGACGATGGTACCGGCCGGCCACGCGCTCGCGGCAATCGACCAGGGGCCGCCAGATTGTGTGACGACGAACCGCATGCGGCAATCCGCCGGCACGTTTTGCAGCGCGATGCTGCTGACGTTGGCGGTCAGCGCCAAGTTGATAGTCACGTCGCTGATGCCCGCCGCGTCCACCGTGATCGCGCCGGCGGTGATCGTTGGCGTTCTAGAGATGGAAAACGGAGCGTTGCTCTCGACTCGTGCGGTCGCGCCGTGATCAGTCGTGCTCCACCAAAAAACCGTCGTCGCAGAAGCGCCGGCCGTGGCGGGATAAAGGTAGTGAGCGGCGACGATCGTACCGTTGGGCCAGACGGTCACCGGAAACGCGAAATTGCTGTTGGCGGGCTGCGTGACCTCGAATTTGATGTTGCAGACTTGTGCCACGCTTTGCAGCGCGATACTGGTGACGTTTTCGGAGAGCGTGAGCTTCGCGACGACTTCGCTCGAACCCGCCGTGTTGATGTTGGCTACGCCGGCGGCGCTGGTGACGGTCACGACACTGGGCGCGCCGGCGGACGGGAGGCCGGTCAGTTGCGAGCCGTCGACGGCGGGGAGTTTCGCGCTGGAGTCGAGCTGGACGAGATTGTTGGCGGCGGTGCCCACGCTGAGGGTCGCGGCCGAACCTAGGCCCAAGGTCGTTCTGGCGGCGGGGGCGCTCGCGTCGTCTACCAAGGTGGCACCAAAGGCCGATATGCCGTGCGCTTGGGTCAGTGCGGCATGGGTCGAGACGGCGGACGATGCGGTACCTGCGGGGTCGTAGGTGCCGGCGTGGGCGTGATCGCCGGCGGCGACGGTTCCAGCCGTGGTACCGACGTTGAGCGTGGACGCGCTGCCGAGGCCTGCAATATCGGCGGCGGCAAGGGTGATGGTCCCTGTTTTTCCGGCGACGGACTGCACCGGCGCGACGGGTTGGGCGAACCAGCCTTTTGCGCCGGCCCCGTCAGTGCCGTATAGGCGGCTGTTTCCGGGAGCGGCGGCGTCGCCGGCCAGTTTGAGGCCAGAGGCGTCGGCTGTGATCGACTGCTGGGCCTTGGCGGCGGCGGTGATCGTGTTGGCCGCGTCGTCATAAGTGAAATCGACGGTCGCCGAGTCGGTCAGGATCGCGCCGACGGCATCTTGCGCTTGTTCATCGGTATAGCTTCCGCCGCCGGTCGCCGACACGGTCAGGGTGTTGGTGGCGTCGTTGTAGCTCAGCGTGACGTTCGCACCGGCGACGAGCAGCGCCGCGACCCGGTCGTCTACCGCCTCGGCAAAATCCGTGATAGTGCTGGCGGCCTGGTTATGCGCGGCGGGCGCTTTGCCGTCGAGGGCTGTTTGCAGGGCCGCGACATCGCCGATAGCGAGATTGATCGCCCCGGTTCTGCCCGCTACCGATTGCACCGGCGCAGCGGCGGCGGCTTCGGCGGCGGTGGTGTAAATGGGGTGCGGGTCGACCGCGGCGACGTGCGCCGATACGGCCGCGCTCGCGGTTCCGGCCTGATCGAACGCCGTGCTCAGCCACGCGAGCAGCCCGGACCAGCTCAGCCAGCGGAATTTGTGCGTGTCGGCGGAATCGAGGATCGGGATTTTGTCGGCGTTGGCCGGCGTGGTTTTTTCGGTTCGCGCGACGATGAGATCGTTCAGTTTCTCGGCCATTTTTATTTCCTAAGCGGCGAGCAAGGTCACGCCGTCGTCCCACAGCAATCCGGTCACGCCGTCGTCCCATGCCAGGGATCCGACTTCGAGCGCCGCCGAATCCCACAGCAATCCGGTCACGCCGTCGTCCCACAGCAATCCGGTCACGCCGTCGTCAAACAACAGATTGCCCGTCTGATCGACCACGACCGGTCCGCCGCTCGCGATGCTTCCGGCGGCGGGGAGGTCGAGACCGAAGCCGAGGCGGAGCACGTCAGTAGTACCCGATCAAGCCGGTTGCGGTGGTGCCGGTGACCCACACGCGGGAAACCTGGACGTTCAGAGACTCGCCGGCGGCAAGGTTTAGCGTCAGCGGCGGATTGCCCGCCGCGTCAACAAACTTGATCGCGCCGCCGACGCCTTTGCACTGCACCATCATGGTGACGGGGAGATCGGCCGAATCGCTTTTCAGCGGATCGACCAGCACCGCGTTTACAGGAAACGCGGTGACCGTTTTTTGCCAGAACGGGGGAGGCATCAGGTCATCCGGCCGCGATTGAGCGCTTCGGGCGCGGTGCAGTAGTGCAATGGGTAGCTGTAAATCTCCGGCTTCACCCAGGAACCACGCTCAAGATCCCGCACGAGCAGGGAGTAAAAATCCTTGCCTGGGGTGTTGATGTACGGGAAGAACTCGCTTGGGGCGAGCGCGAGGCGGTACAGGCCGGGGACGTTGACGGGGATAAAAATCACCTTGTCGGTCCCGACCGCGACTTTGTTGTCGGTGGACCCGGCGTAGTTGTCCCACCGAATGCCGGCGAACGGAAACGACTGGCCGGGCAGCCCCCAGTTTTGCAGGGCGTTCATCTGATCGACCGATTTGACGAACACGCCGTAAGTTGGGTCCACCTCAACGTGCGAAGTAAACGCGCCCCAGAACGCATCGCCTGTCAACGCGAGCAGGTAGGAATAGCCGTCGATCCACAGCCCGTCCAGCGCCTTGCGCACCGCTTGGGTAAGCGCGATGCACTTTTGCCGGAGCGCGCCTTTCGCCGGCGAGGCGTTGTCGAGGTCGAAATCGATTTCGGCGGGTTGCGCGACGCCGAGTTCAGCGAACCAGTCATAGATGACGCGGGAGCCGTCCGAATCCAGCAGCTTCCCTTGCACCGCGCCGAGGCGGTGGTACTCCATCGTGAATTCCAGGTCCGCTTGCAACTTGATCTGGCGGGCCAAAATGATGTTGGCGACCTGATCGAGTTCGGACACCGCGATTCGGGTCGGGCGGTTCTGCACGTCGTAGACCGCATCTTCGTAAGCGCGCAGATTGCCGATTTCGTGAGCGTAGAGCGTGGATTGCTTGGCCACGCGCGGGGTTCGGACGATTCGAAGCTGCTGCTTGTCGGGCGTGGCGGACGGGAGCGGCGCACCGCGTTCGGTGGTCGGGATCAGGTTCAAGCGTCCCTTGGCCATCGAAATCGCGACGTCCGGGGTGGTGATCCGGTCCACTTCGAACAGGTTGAGTCGACCCAGCATTTTGGGGACACGCACGATGCGGTTGGCCGCCGCCGTCATGGAGACGTGACTGAAGGCGTCCCCATCGAAGATATTCATGATCGTGTCAGGCATTACAGCGGGTCTCCTTGGCGAAGCTTGATGCCGAGCGCGGCCAACTGGCCGAGGGCGGTCGCTTTTTGCGGATCGGTGATGCCGGCGGGCCAGATCAGCAACGTATCGATCACTTCGGCGTCTCGGTCCACGACGACGGTCCGCTTGTCGGCGGCGCTGGCGTCGGTGTTCCAGCACAAGATCGCGGCAGCGACTTGGCTGCCGTCGGCCGCTGCCGGCGCGAGCAGCGTGTATTTGCCGCTGGCGGTGACTTTGCCGAGCACGGTCCCCGATTTGAGATTGTTTCCGGCGGCAGACACGAGCACGCCTTGGGTGCGCGACCGGGTGTCGTTGGCTTCGGACGCCAGGAATGCCCATTGCGGCGTTCCCTGGTTGAATACGTTGGGCATTGCGGCGGCTCCTTACTGTTTTAAGGCGGACTGTTGCTGCGCGAAGGCGTATCCCCACGCCCTGGCTCCAGCATCTGGCGACTGACTGGCCTGCCCGCTGTCCGGTCCGATCTGCGGGTTGCCGATCGCGGCCATGTGCGCGGCGAATTCGGATTGCTGGGCTGGAGCAGCTTGCGCGGCCTCGGCCTTGGGAGCGGCGCTCAGGATTCCGGCGCAGGCAGCCGGATCGAGGTCGGTGGTCAGCGCCAAGGCTTTGGCTTGCGCCTCGCGGCCTTCGGCTTCGGGCAAATTCAGCACGGCGGATAAACGGTCGCGACCTTCCTTGAGGCCGGATTCGCGGCCTTCGGCGCGAGCGGCGTCGAGTTGGGCTTGGGTGATGATGGGGCCGTCCGCTTGGTAGCGGTTGGGATCGTCGGACATGGTGGAACTCCTGGATGCGCGGGGGGCGGCCCGCTGGGGATTGGCGCGCCCGCCGTAGCGGTTCGCGAGACGGGCAATCACGGTATCGGGGTCTTCGATGGCGTCGATCAGCCCGATTTTTTTGGCTTCGGGCGGGTCGAATACGGCGGCTTGGGTTCCGGCAATCACGTCGCGACCGAGGTTGCGGTTGGTCGCGACCGAGGAGATGAACAGCCGGTAGGTGTAATCGATGCTGGCCTGAAAAGCGGCGCGCGCCTCGTCGGACAGCGGGGCATAGGGGGTGCCGTCTACCTTGTGATCGCCCGCAAAAATTTCCGTGACCCGGTAGCCGGCCTGCTCCAGCGCGCCGGACATGTCGATGTGCAAGGCCCGCACGCCGATGGAGCCGACGCGGCTGGTTTTGGTGGCGGACACTTTTTCGGCGGCGGCGGCGATCCAGTAGCCGGCCGACGCCGCCAGATCGTTGACGCAAGCGTGGATCGGCTTTATGCCGCGCGCGGCGGCGATCTGCTCGGCCAGTTGCGCGCAGCCGTCCGCCATTCCGCCGGGCGAGTCGATGGAGAGGACGATAACCTTGACCGCGCTGTCGGCCAGGGCGGCGGAAAGCTGGGTGGCAATGTCCTGGTAGCCCTGCGTCCACCCGCCCCAATCTAAGGTCGTGCGGTGGACGAGCGGACCAAAGATTTCGATCACCGCGACCGGACCTTCCAACCGGTAGCCGGCGGACTGGCGCTTCGGTGGCGCGGTCATATAGGCGGCCGGACCGCTCGCCGAAATCGCGTGCAGCAAGTCGCCCTCGACGGCGGTTCCGGGCATCAGCGCCAGCGCGAGCAGCGTGTCAGCGGCCTTCAAGTTCTGGTCACGCATCGGCGGGCTCCTGGCTGTTTTGGCCGGCTGGCGCTTCGTCGTCGTCCGGCTCGGGTGGCGGCGCTGTTGATGCCGTTGCGCCGGGCTCCGGGAGGCCCAATTTTTGGCGGCGGGACCGCTCTCGGGCTTGCTGCTCCAGCACGTCTTCCCAGTCCAGCCCCTGTTCCGCGCATTCCATTTCTAAGGTGGACAAACCAGTTTCCAGCCGCAGCTTGGCGGCGGTCGCTTCTTTCACCGGATCGACCCAGCCGCGACCAGCGAATACCCACCGGCTTTTGAGCCAAGCGTATTTGTTCGAATAAAAGCCGGGCGCGAGCACGCGACCGAGGGCAATCGCTTCTTCCATCCACAGCTCGTAGATGGGTTGCAACCACATGTCGGAGAGCCAGCGGCGGCGGCCGAGGAAAAAGCGCCAGGCTTCCAACAACGCCGCGCGGGCGCTCGAATAGTTGGTTTTGGAGAAGTCTTTCAGGAGCAGCTCATAAGGCAGGTGCATCCCGGCAGCGATGCGCCGGACCACCGAGCCCATGAACACGCCGAAGGCGGTCGCGGGCCGGCCGGGGTTGTGGCTGGCGAGCTTCGCGCCGATGGGAATCGGGATCACCGCACCGCCTTCCAGTCGCGGCGCGTTGGCGGCTGAAAATGCTTCATTCCAGTATTGCAACGGGTTAATCAGGTCTTCGCCGCCACCGGAAAACAGCGCGGCGACTGAATCTTGTGGGAGATCGGATTCGATGAAGGCGGCGACCAGGGCATTCACCACGGCGGCTTTCAGCTCGGCTTGCGAGTAGTTGCCGGCCATCCGCAGGTCTTTCATCACCGCCGCGACGATGGGCTTGCCCCGGCTCTGCTCGCTGCGCTCTTTGTCGTAGAGGTGGATAACTCGCCGTCTGCCCCACGGCGTGAAAGCGGGAATGCGCTCGAAGTCATCAAAGCCCGAGCCGAGATCGCCGGGGTGGGTTTTGCGGACGTGATACGCGACCGGCGCGCCGTAGCGGTCGATCTCGACGCCCTTGCGGATATCGGAACGGCTAGCGAGAAGCGGCGGCGTGTCGAGCCGGTCGGCTTCGATCATCTGGAGCCGGGTGGACCACAAACTATCGGGACGCGGCTCCCAGGTCGCCACGGCGAGGGCGTCGCCGTTCATCAGCGCGCCGGTCAGCGCCTGATGGGTGAGCCCGAGCAGCGTTTGGGTTCTGGCGGCGTCGCATTCGGCGGAGTCCGACCACGTTTGAAACCACGCCTCGACACTGTTGCCCCACTCGTCCGACCATTCCTTGTCACGGCCGAGCATCCGATAAGCGGGCTGGGCGGACAGGCGCAGGACGTGACCGACGATGTTGTCGCGGTAGGTTTGATAGGCGCTGGCGGTCAGCGCCTCGTTGCGGCCGAGGTCGCGGCCTCGGCCCCACATCGTGGGCAGCTCGTCCAGCAAATCGGCGTCGGCGGAGCCGAGCGGCGGGTTCCAGCCGGCGAAGGCGCGCGAGGTCCGGTCGGCGGCGTCGTGGGCGGGCTGGCCGAAGACCGTCAGCGCGAGGCGCTGGCCGTCCGGGGCCAGGATGCGGGGGCGCGGGACGAGGGCTAGTGGACCCATGGGAATATCGGCCGGGTGGCGCGCGGTTTGGGCACTATGCCATCGGGCGCGGCCAAGGCCGCCTCGCGGGCGGCGTGAAGCCGCGCTAACTCCTCGGCCAAGTTGTCGAGGGTCAAGCTACCGTTGGCGAACGACATTGATAGATCGCCTTTCGCGAACCGCTGAAGGAGATCGCCGGACAACAGCGACTTGCGCGCCTCAAGGACCGAGGCGATCAGTTCGTCAATTTGCGGGACGGTAAATCCGATATAGGCGGAGAAGCTGCACGACATGCCCCCGTAATACAGGAGCGGCGGCGCGCGTTACATGCGAAAATTTCTTACGAAAATTTCTTAGATTGATTCGCCGATGATTTCCACCGTCCGCCGGGTCACGCCGTGGCGCTTGGCGATTTCGTTCGGCGCGAGGCCGGCGGCGGCATCGGCGCGGATGGCGCTGGCCCGGCGCTGGTTGTCGGTGCGGGGCCAGTAGAGCGTTTGGCCGCCGATCCGCCAGCACAGGCGGGCGACGATGGCGTCCGCCAGCGCTTGGCCTTGCAGGCCGGCATCGATGGCGATGGCGATTTCGCCTCGCACGTCTTCGAGTAACACGCTCACGGCAGGCCCTCGGCTCTGGTTGATTTTAGGTTAAGCAAGGATTCCCAACGCTTGGCGGCAGGCGCATCGGGACGTTGGGAGCGTTCGAGCTGCGCCCAGTTGACCGGACGGGCCAGTAAGGCGGCCAGCGCATAGGCCGCGCAGTCCAATACCTCGTTGCGCTTTCCGGGCGGCAATACCCATTCGCGCACCGGCTTGCCTTTAACGTATTTGGTTCGGACAACTTCGCTGGTCAGTTGCTGGAGAAATGCCTTATCGACGCTCGCCGGCAAATGGATATGCCCAGGCCCATCCCCCGCTTTGCGTAGGCGCGCATAGATTGCGTCCTTTGCGGTATCGCTGCCGACGATCCAAAAATGTGCGTCGTATTTTTTTGATTTGCGGGCTTTCGGTATCCAGACCGGCCGCGCGCCCCCCATGCCTCGGATGGCGTGGATATGACGGCCGGATCGCTCTTTGCAAAACGCATACGCCTGCGAGGTATGATGCCCGCCCGAATCGATGCAGGCCGCGCCGATCCGCAGCGTGCGCCCGTCTTCCGTTTTCCACGTTTCCAGCAACAGCGAGTCCAGGTCGCTCCACGCGCCGTCGTGGGTCGGATCGGAACTGATGACTCGGTGCTCGATGACCCACGCCTCCGGCGGAGCGTCTTTGGCGTCTTGCCGGAAGCCCCATACCGTGCATTCGATCCGGTCGTCTTGCAAGTCGGCTCCGGCGGTCAGGTAAAGCACCCGCGCGGGGATGCGTTCGGGGCCATAGTTTTCTCGCCGCGCCAGCAAGGCGTCCGCGTCAGTCCGCTCGACTTTCTCTTTCCAGGTTTCGCCCAGCGTGGTGTTGACAAAGAATTTTTGCTTCCCCGGATCGCCCTTCGCCGAGATCCACTCGCGCGCGACGTCCGTCCATGTTGCCTGCGGGCTGTAAGCGGTCCACACGTGGAAGGCGATATGGCGCGGGGCGGGGATACGTTTGTCGTCCGCGTTGAAAAATTCAACGCCGTTGCGGGTCCAGTTTCCGTTCTCGTCGCGGTAAATCCCTTGCTCCCATACCCGCAAATAGTCTTGTTGGCCGAACTCGGCTGAGCATGAAGCGCAGAGGTGGCGGACGGATTCCGGCTCGGCCGGCCGCCATTTGAAGCCGGCGGCTTCGTGCTTTCCGCCGAAGATCAGCGGTTGCGAATGCCCGCAATGGGGGCACGGGATGTGATAGCGATAGAGCCCGTCAGCCTCTTTGACTCGACTGGCGATCAGCGAGGTTTCTTCTATCGTCGGCGTCGAGCCGCACACGAACTTTTTGAAGGTCGCTCCTTCGAGGCGCTTCAAAATCAATTTATCGGACGGGCCTTCGTTCTGAATGTCGGCGTCGAAGCCGTCGGCTTCATCTTGGTAAGCGACCCCCAGCGTCAGCCGGCGATAGTTCTTGGCGCTTTTCCCGCCTCGGATATGCAGCATCGAGCCGAAAAAAGTTTTTTGGCGGAGTGTGTTGTGTTTTGACTTGGTGTTGTAGAACGGGAAAATCTTCTGCACCGCCGGAACATCTCGGATCATCGTATCGATTTCGGTTTTGACGAACTCATCGGCATCATCGTCAACCGGCTGCCAAACGCACTGATTCCGTCTTTTATGAACGGCAAAGTACGCCATCGCCGCCAGAATGATTTTGGTGTACCCCACCCTGGCGGATTTTTGCAGCGTCACCTCTTGAATATCGTCGTTGCCGATCGCGTTCATGATCGCCAGTTGATACGGGTACGCCACCCAGCGGCCCTCGACGTAAGATGACTCGGGCGATAGGTAGAAGTGCTGGGCGGCCCACTCACTCAGCCGTAGCGGCGGGGGTTTCCGAAACGCCCCCAGCCCCAACCTCACCGCTTTCGCCATCGGCGCTGTCAACATTAATCCGAATGTCGGCACAGGCATTTTGACATTTCACCAGTTCGCGCTTGATCGTTTCCAGGTCGGTCGCGGTCAGATCCGGTCGCGCCCGCTTCAAAAGGCCGGGCAAGGTTTCAAGGATTGCTGATACTTGGGCGGCCAAGGTCGCCAAGGCATGAGTCAGCAACGCGACCGGCGCTAACTCATTTCGTAACTGCTGTTCCTTGATCTCCTTCAGTCGCGTGTCAGCGCGCAGGTTAAGCGCGCGTTCTCGGTCCACTTCGATGATGTCCGCGCTGCCGAATCTCCTAAGCCCCCACAGAAATACAGCGCGAGGGTCGTATTCGGACTTGACGCCGACTCCTCGATCCGCTACCGGCAGCGGATCGCGCTCATCTTTCTGCCAGTTAGAGACGGCCCTGACCGTTACGCCGAACAGCTCGGCCACCTGCTCCGTAGTTAGCGGATTCTTCATTCATTTTCTAGGCACGTAAGAACTTTAGAGGGCGTTGTAAATAGCGAGAATCCGGGGTTCCAACTCGCAGAGATGGTTTTTGCCAGGAA